CGAGGCACAGCCCCAATCCGAGATGCGCGACCTCTTCTAATTCACCGGCCTCAGCTTTCTCCTGCGTGGTCCACACAAGGTCCAGCTCGTCGTCGTTGCCCTGCTTCGATGCGGTCGGAGAGGTTGGTGAGAAGCGGCGGGCGTAGTTACAGCCCACCACGAGGCGATTGCGTGACAGCAATCTCATTAAAGCGTCGGACGGGAACACATGGTCCGCGTCCATCCACAGCATGTAATCGGCTTCCCAGTTGATCGCTTCTGCAACCAGCCGATTACGGCTTTCCGGGAGCAGCGATGAGGAAACCATGAATATCTCGAACTCTGGCCTGACCTGCTGGCCGTCCATTTCGATTGTCGCCTGCGCCGAGAACGCAATCATCGAGGCGAGGCATTGCGTGAACTTCGCCATCGTTTGACCGTGGCAGGGAATTGCAATGGCAATCTTCACAAACGCCCCTCGGTAATGCGGAAGCGGGCGTTGTCGGGATCGTTCGCCCAGCGCCGCCACTTCGCCTTGTCGTGATACCAGCCCTCAAGCATGGCCTGGTTCAGCACTTCCTCGGGGATCAGTGCGACCGGCTTCAGGGACTTGTCGTTGTGCGGAAGCTCGGACATGGCCTTGGCCGCAGCCACGACGCCCTCGCAGTCCTGCTTCGTCTGAATGTATTGCCGCCCGTCCTCCTCGGCGTACCACGTTACGCGGCGCGAGTTTGGATCGGCATCGAGGATGGCTCGTTTTGCCATGTGTCCCCTTTTGTGATAAGGCTGCCGCATGTCTTGGCAGCCGATTGAGAGCCTAAAGCCGGGCCGCTTCCGATGGGTATATCTTGCGCGGGCGGGCGACCCGTCATCCTTCGTCGGACGGATGCTCACCAAGGCCGAGACAAAATGGTCCGGCTTTCTGTATGAGGTTCCCGCATCCAGCTTTAATCCGGAATGGGACCGTGATTGGCAGCCCACGCATTGGCAACCCGGCCCCAAGGGCAGGCAACCAAAAACGCAGGAAGAGCGCAGGGCGGCTGTGCGGCGATCACGCGCGTCCAAGCGCGTTTACCCGCAGCCTCCCGCAAAAGAAGAGGGAGGAGCCGAAACCCCTCCCCCACCAAGCCCGATGCCGAAGCAGAGCGGGAACTCGGTCAGTTAGCCGTTGGTATCGGCAATCAAACTGTGAGCGTCAGGCGCTCTGTTTTCGAGCGTATATTCCGCCAGAATATTCTTGGTGTCTGCATCGCCGACCTTTGCAATATCCTGAGGGACGAACGCGCGCAGATACGCAACCGCGACCTTCGACGTATCGATGACATACACGTCACGGCTACGCATGGTGCGGCTCGGGACAACCTTGAGGTCGCCAAAGTCCGAAGCGTACATGGTCGCAGCGCCGTCGATCTGGTTCTTGCCAACGATCAGCTGCGAGATTGCGCGACCCGTGAAGCCAGAGAAGTTCTGCTTGTTCACGGGGCCAAGGAACACCATGTCCGGTTCGCCACCGTCATTGTACGCGTCAAGGATTGCGTCCTTGAGAAGCGCTTCGGTGAACGTGCGGAGGTCGCCAGCAGTGCCATCCGTCGCGGCCGCAGTGGCCGCAGTGGAGTCAGCGCCAGCGCCGTTGCGCGAGCCATTGCCGTTGATCCAGGCGTTCATCGACCGCAGGGTACGCGCGGTCGTGGTGTTGCCCGAGTTCTGGCCGGTGTTGCCGAGCAGGATTGCCTCGATGTCCTTACGCAGAACCAGCGACTTCTTCGCCATCTGGAAGGCCATCATGTCGTCGATGCCAGCCGGATTGGTCGAACGCTGCGTGCCGGTCACAGTCGCGTCACGCGAACTGATCTGGCAGTAGTTCTGCTTGCGGGCGGGCGAGGTCGAGGACGCACGGGAAAGGTCGAAACCTTCGAGCTGTGCGTTGGTCGTGCTCACCGAGTCCAGAGTGTCAAGTGACCACTCGTGGAGAACGGCGGTTGCCTTCACGCGCGGAATTGCGCTGACGAAGGGAGTATCTGCCGGAGTGATCCGGTAGACGGTATCCGCGAGGTCTTCGCGGTTGGTCGTCACGTCATACGTGGCGAGCGCACCAGTTACTTTAGCCATTGATTAGGCCCTTTTGAATGCGGTTTTGAAGATCGCGGCTGCATCCTCGATGCTTCCGCTGCGGGCCAACCGTTCGCTTGCCTGCTTCCGCTTCGTTGCTTCAATCGCGCTTCGTGGCGTGGTTACACCCGGCTTCACTGGCGGCGCTGCGGGCTTTTGGGCCTTGGGCTGCACCTTCGCCTTTGCGGCCATCATCTTGTCGTATTGCATCGCCTTCCACGCGAACCGGAGGTCCGCAGATGTGACGAGCTTTGCCCGTTCGGGATCGGTGAACGTCTCGGCAGGTACGCCGTTGTCCACCGCGTAGCGCGCGATCTCGGAGAGAACCTGGCCCTGCTTTTCGGGAACGGCCAAATCGGGCACGTCCTTGATGAGCAACGGCGCGAACTTCTCTTCGACCTGCGCCTGGAACGCTTCGCGATTCCGCTCGGATTCCACCGCTTCCAGCTGGGCGACTTGCTGGCGCTGCTGGTAAAGCGTGGTGAGAACGGTTGCTTGCTGTTCGTACTGGGCATTCAGGAGATGATATTGGTCCGGGTTGTAATCGTTCGATTGCGGATTGAGCATCGATACGGGCGGCTTTTGCGGGCGAGCCAGTGACAGAACGAAGTCTGCGGCCTCCGCAAATTGCTGCCGGTTGGTTTTTGCCTCGTTGATTTCAGCCTCGTGGGCCTTCCTCAGGTTGGCAGCTTCCTGGAACTTGGCGTTGACTGCGGCTTCTCTCTGTCCCTCACGCTCGCGAATGAACGCTTGCGTTTCGGGTGGCAGGTCCGACCACTGTTCGGCCATTTCCGAGGGCCATGACGGCGGGAGATCGACGGCTTCGGGCTGGTCCTCTTCGGATGCCTCGTCCGTCTCAACTTCGTCGTCCTGGCTCTCCACCTCGGCTTCGGGTTCGTCACCCTCGGCTCCGATGTCGATTACGTCGGGATCATCTTCGCTAACGAAGCGTCCCTTTTCGTCACGAAGGCGCTCCAGTGTTGCGGGCGCATCTTCGTCGAATGTCTTGAAAGCGTTCGCTGCCGCTTCGAGTGACGAGTCATCAGCGGGCGCGACTTCGGTTTCTGCTGCCGGTGACGGCTGGGCAGTGTCCATATTTCACCTTATGTTGAGGCCCCGAAGGGCAGGAGTTACTTGCCGAGCCTTTTCAGCTCGACGAGTTGGTGCGTGGCGATTGCTCCTGACGAGACAATCTCACCGAAATGACCTTTAAGCTTGCGAATGATCTGAACGGAGCGCCACAGGTTCTCGCGTTCCGCCGCGTCATGGGTGTTCGCCCATTCGTCGGCATATTCGCGTTCGATTGCGTCAAGCCCGTCCTGAATGTCGGGCAGCACCTCCTTGAAGCGCGAGCCTAGGGCGGCTCGTTCGCGAAGGGCTGTTTCGTCAATCTTCACTGAATCTGTGCGATCAGCGCGTTGACTTGGTTCTCGGCGTCGGCAAGCTGGCCCTGTAGGCTCGCCACCTGCGCCTGCGCCGCGTCACGGTCGGCTGATGCCTGCGCCGCTGCTGCATTGGCGTTGGCAAGCGCGTCACGGTCGGACGAGCGCTCGGCAATCATGTTCTGGATGGCGTTGGCGAGGTTGTTGAGTGCTTCGGTAATCACGCGGTCAATCCTTTGTTCTTCGGTTAAAATGAGTTCTTCGAAAAGGACGTCCTGTGCGGCTCGAATGCGGGCGAAGAGATGCTCATTCATCTAGCTTGCCGCCGCTTCTGAACTTGGCGAGCTTGGCGTCGTTCTCCGCCTTCACCTGTCCCAAATGGGCATCGTGGGCCGCCTGAACCTCTTTCAGCTTCATGTCGTGGCCGACCTGGATCGCCTCAAGCGCGGCCTCCATGTGCAATCGCATCGCCCCAAGCTGCGCCTCGGTGTTGGCTTTCGCCGCATCGAGTTGCGCTTGGTTCTGCGCGACCATCTGTTTCAGCCATGCATCGGCTTGGGCGGACTGAGCGTCGTTCGCGGCCTTCTGCTGGCCGATTTGAATGTCGCTCTCGGCCTTCATCTGAGCGATCTGTGTCTGAGCCTGTGCGGCCATCATCTTCGGATCGGGCGGCGGCGGAGGCTGTATCAGCTGCCCGTTCTGGTCCCTCTGCGGCTCAGCAAGGAACTCATCGATGTTCTTGATCCCGGCAGCACGGAACAGGTTCTTGCAGGCGTTGTAGACCTTCTCGGCGTCAATCAGGCTCGCGTAAGGCGAAGCGCCAATCGTCTCCATTGTCGCGAGGACCGTTTGCGCGGTGCTGATCTGCTCGGCCTTCGACCCCATGCCGAGGCCGACCGAGATATTCACGTCCATTTCCGCGTTCCAGTCGCGGGGATCGATCTCGACCCACTTGTTGCGAAGGCGGATCACACGCGATCTCGGCTGGTGAGCGACCATCAGCTTCAGCAAGAGCTTGAACAGGTCTTTGACGCCTGTCTCAGCGAATATCCGCGCGATCATCTCCGAGCGCGAGTTACGTCCGTCCTCCATGATTGCCGCCTGCGTGGCGGTCATCTGGTTGGCAGTATCGAGAGCGTCGGGGTCCATGCCCTGACCCTGCTTCGAGATACCCGTTCTGGCTTCGGCCTGCTGCTCGACATAGGACAGCATCGGGAATGACTTGTCGGCAACGAACGGCACCGAGAAGTCGGTAAGCTGCTGTACGTCCTTGACGCGAATTACAGCGCCGGGGGCATCGGACAGGAGATCGTCAACCGTGGTCCCGTCAGAACGTTCAGCACCTTCGCCCAACACCGGGCGCGGGTTGTTGGCGAGATAGAGGTTATCCAGCGTCTGCCGCCACAGCACCGTCGAGATGCGCTGCTCGTCCTTCACCTGATCCGCGAGTGAGAGCCCGTAAATCTTGTGCGGCATCGGAGCTGGGCAGAGGCGAGCGAACAGCCCGTAATCCACTTCCTCGTTGTAGAGGATCACGTTACCCGAACGCATGACCCTGCGAAGCTCGGCTTTCCCGTCTCCGTCATAATCGATCAGCGCGAACTCGTCGTTGAAATCCACGAGGTCGTTGGCTTCAGTACCAACGGTATCCTGCTGGACCGTGCCCCAGCTCTCGTCCTCGTACCGAGCAATCGCCCGTGAATCGTCAATGCTCGTATTATCGGCCTTGGACAGCGCCATGATTACGTCATGGTCGAAGCCCATCTCGATAAGCTCGGACTTCGATTTGCGTGTAATGTGCGCTTCGTAAGGTGGAACGCGTCCCGGTCTCGCGAACGGGCTGATGCGATATTCCTCGGGCGGAATGTTCTCGATGCAGATTTTGCCGTCAGAATGGGTCCGGAGAACATCGACGGTGTAAAGCCCGTACTCATCAGGACCGAACGGCCCGTCAACGATATGCTCCTGCTGCTGGAGCATCTGCAATTGCATTGGATCGAGGCTGGTCAGCCGCTCGACGTGCTGGTTGGTGTAATCCTCCCAGTAAGCTTTAACGACACCGAGCTTACAAAGCAGCGCATCCTTGAACCAGTCGTGGAGGATCAGGAAGCCGTTGTTATCCTGGTGGAGAACGTAATTGACGTACTCGGTTGCTTGATTGGCAACGTCCTCATCTTCCGGTCCGCGCGGCGCGAACGAGACCGTCTCATCAGCCGATACGAAGGGTTTGAGGACAGCGGCGAGCGCATTGTCCACGGTGATCGCGACAGTGCCGTCAGCAACCTGCGACTTGCCGTCGCGTTCGTCGCCGTAGGGTCTGCGATAATAGCGGTCGATACTGTCCGCTTGTTCCGCCGCTATTTCGCCATCGTAATAGCCGATTGCGCGGGTTTCGTGCTCGGCAAGATGAGCGGCGAGTTCTTCATCGGACATACCTCGCCTGTCCGCTGGTTGCTCATCCAGCGGTGCAAGCGGTTGTGACGCCATCTGTTATTTCACATTCAGAAGAAGGGCGGCGAAGATGTGCCCAGGTGGAAGATGGTTGAGCATTTGAGGATCAAAGCCCGCATCCTCCAGCGCCCGCTCGATGCGCTGCATGTGGGCATATGTCCGGTCGCGGCGTTCGGTGATCCCGGGCGGAAGCGGGCGCTCCTGCGATTTGCTCCTGAGCGAAAGGTTCATACAACCCACCTCGTATCGTACTTGAGCGGCTTTGCTGCGGCGCGTTCCTGATGGCCGACCGCGAAATATCTCAGCGCATCTGCGTAGTGACTGGTCCAGTCATGCAGCGGATGCGGTTTGAACTCCTGCCGCTTCTCGTCATATTCGCGGCGATACATTCGCAAAGCCTCGATACCCGCCTTGCATTTCTCTTTGTCGAACCAGCATGTCGGGAGAAGCATTCTCACCGCCTGAATGCCGTCAGCAATCGGGATGTTCGGGCAGACCGTGACCTTGATGCCAAGCCCTTCGAGGACTTCCTTGCGGCTTTTGCCGGTACCTAGCTCCCTGACTTCAACGTCATGCGGGAGATAGTGATTGCCCCACAGGTAGTCGCGCTCTTGCAGACGCTTGGCATACCAGTCGAGGCCAACGCCCTCGCCCTTGAGAACGTCGATAACTCTCAGCTCGCGCCCATGAGCCTGGATGAACCAGATGACGGTTGAGTCAGCGACACCCAAGTCCCAAGCGGTGTGGACCTGAAGTCGTGGATCGTACGGAACAGCAGTGATCTGAGGCGTTTCAGCGGCCTCAATATCATTCATCTCCTTACCGTAGTAAGCGCCTTTGACAGCGGCCTCGAACGAGCACTCGTATTCCTGAGCGTATTCGTCCTCGCTCATCATCTTCGCGGCGTCGGCCAGTTCCTGCTTGTCGAGCAGGCCAGTATCCGAGGCTTTCAGGTTGAGCGTGAACCAGTCGGGATCGTCAGCAGCGTTTACCCAAAGCGTGTGGAAAGTGTTTTTACCTTTAGGAGTCCCAATGAACACCGCCCAGCCTTTGCGATCCGACAGCGCAGGACGAATGACTTGGGACCAAACGGTCGGGTCCATATCACCAAACTCATCAAGGACGGCCCCGTCCAGATATATGCCCCTAAGCCGATCCGGATTATCGGCACCGTAAATCCGAATCCGCGCCCCGTTGTTGGGAAGTTCCACCCAAAGCTCCGAGGCATTGACCTTCCTCTCGGGTCCGAAGCAGTCCGTGTATTCGAGCAGGTAGCTCCAAGCGATGTCCTTGGCCTGATTGAGCTGCGGCGCAATGTAAGCGAACCGTGGATTGTTCAGCTCGCAAGTCGCGGCACCTTTTATGAGATCGTTGACACAGGCCACCGTCTTACCGGCGCGTCGGTGGCACACCGCAATTCCCCAGCGGGTTTCGCGTGTGTGCAATCCCATGAACTGATGACGAGGAGCGTAAGGGCTCTCGATTACTGCGGATGCTTCCACTGAAGCGCTCCGCTAACAGTGACCGCTGCCTCGACCGAACCGCTCAGATCGACCGCCTGCAGGTCAGGCAATGTCTTCTTAATCAGTATCTCGATTGCGCGAACTTGGGTCGGTGACAATTCGATAACGCCAAGTGCATGATCTGTAAGGCGATTTACCAATTGACTGGTCTGTATCTTGGCGCGCACATCATCCTGATGCAGCCTGCCCATTGGCCTACCAGCTTTTGACATTATTCGCTCTCCGTTTCCGCTCTCTTTCGAGTGGGCGGTGTCTCAGCGTCTGCGCGGCCTCTTCATGTAGGGCCGCAGCGGAAGCGGGCGCACAATACGCCCCGGGTTTTGATCTATTTCGTCACAATCGAATATGGCGTTGTCGAATACAACGTCATCAAACACTGCCATCAGACTGGAGTGAAGGCGGTGAAGCCGTTGTTGCCCGTCTGGTAAAGTCCGGTTCCATCGGGAAGCAGGAGGAATGAGCCGAGCGAGTGGTTGTCACCCTGCGCCAATGTCATTCCTGCGGGAATATCGAGCCTGCCGACCATCGTTGCCCCCCGAATGTCCTGGAACTTCATCAGGTCAACGTCAGTCATCCGGGTTCCGAATTTCCGAACGTTCCTCAATGTGGGAAGCGCAGTGGTAATCGCTGCCCCGATGATGTGGTGCGCGCCGAGATTGATGCTCTTGCAATTATCCCAGACGTTGCCGGTCCAATCCTTGACGCAATAGTGACCGCCTTCCATCCGAACACGATTGATGACGGTCCCGGTAATGGCCTTGCAGTCAACGCAGCCATCGGCACCCTTGAACCATACGTCGGTGATCGTGATCGGCCCGAGCCAGCTATCGTAACGTTCAGTTGCGACACCATCGCCATTGGGGAAGATCGTTGCGCCCGTGGGACTGACGGTGTTCATGTAAAGGCCGTCAACATGGATGCGCTGGAACGTCAGGTTCCCGGCATAGCTCTTCGTCGGTATCTTGCCCTGGATGCAGGCACCGCCCGAAATGTCATCTTCGCTCGTGGCATAGGCACCACCGGGAATCGATACCCAGCTAATGTCCGTGATTGTCACGTTCGTGCACGGGTTATTACCGATGCGCACGCCGCCAAAGCCGATGCCCTGAACGTATCGCCCATTGACGACACTGACCTTCTGGACGGTGAAGTTGGTTACACCTGAACCGCCACTGTTCCTCATTACCTGTGCAGCACCGTCTCCGGTCACGTTGGTGATGCTGATGTTCGAAAGGAACGAGGTGCTTTGTTTGTAAGCCAGCGAAAGACTGCCAATGTTCTCCCCGTCGATCGTCTGATTGCTGGCGAGGATTTTTGTTGAACTTCGTGTGCTCGTCGGAGCCGATGGGGCGATGGGCGGGTCCGGATCGGGCCAGCCATCCATGTCAAACCCAGTGTCAACCAGAATATCAATCGTCCCACTGATGGTTGTGAGGCCGCTTGAGGCAATCGTGTAAGCAAGAGTCGAGGGAGCGCTTAATCCCGATAGTGACGCATTGACCGCGAGCCACCAATACCAGATGCCACCCATCTGCCAGCCCTTGAGGGCGAAATAGCTGGCAGCCGCTCCTCCCAGGGTTGGGCGGGTCGAGCCGTGATAGCCGTAAAGCCACGCAACCGGCGTCCCA